AGGATCTTTCCAAACACGCATACGGTTATTAAATTTAATTCCGTACTCTTCGTCAACATTCTCTAGAATACGCTTCAGAAGATAGCCCTCGATGAAGGTATCACCCGTTCCCAGAAACTCACATTCATACTCTTGAAGCCACTGTTTCAGAGGCATGTTTGATCTGGTAGTCTTTTCCCAGATATCAACATCCAGACCCTTCTCAACCATTTCTTTGTATAACTCTTCAAAGCCTGATTCTTGTCGGTGATACTCCGGGTGATCCTTCCATTCAATGTCTACTGCGTTAAACGAGTTAGTTCCTGCTACGGCTCCGAGGTAAATATCATGATACCAATTACCCACACCATTAACAGTAGAAAGTACATAAGCCCGACCACCAGTAGAGATGATAGGATAAACAGCAGCCCAAATAGTTTCAATATTCTCAATGAAGGCAGCCTCATCAATCATAAGGAATGAACCAGCAAGAGAACGACCTGATTGTTTACCTGATGGTCTTGATTTGATTACAGAGTTTGTACGCAGCTTTAGCGTGTGCTTGTTGCTTTCTACGATTCCGGGCTTCAAGAAGTCTGGAAGTTCGTCATACATGAGCTTAATACGGTCTAGAACCTCTGTAGACTCTGCATCACCCTTTGAAAGAATAACAATCGCTTGGTGAGGTTTAAATACAGCCATCCACAAACAATATGCTGAACCTAATGTAGTAGCTCCTGCTTGACGAAACTTGCGTAAAATATTGAAGCGATTCTTCGGATCTTGAAGATTTTTTAAAATTTTCTCTTGAAAGGGATATAATTTAAATGGGACTAAACCCCTAACGGGGTGAGTAACCTTAACATAGCGAGAAATAAAGTGTTCAGGATCTTCCTTACACCTTTTAAATTCCTTTACTAATTCTTCCTTACTCATAACCTATTATAGAACATGAAGATCTATGCATTAATATGTACCCGCTCTGCTGATTACTCTGTAGTAACTGCTGCTTTAATCAAACAGTTGAAGGAATTTGGTATTAGCGTAAAAGTGCTTGCTAATCAAAAATCAATATTTAAAGCATATAAAAAAGGACTAAAGGCATGTAACCCTAAAGATAATGATATCGTTATCATGTGTCACGACGATATAGAGATTAGACAAAGTAAAGAGGAGTTTATAGCCGCACTAGGTATGTGCTTAGGTCCAAAAGTAGGCATCATAGGCCCAGCAGGAACTACAAAACTAGGAACTAATGCAGTATGGTGGGATCACGATTTGTGGAAACGGGACTACCATAGAGGTTTTGTTATGCATAAGCGCACGGATAAGGACGAGGGCACCCGTTACGGCAAATATGGTAGAGTAGTTGTGCTTGACGGGTTATTCCTTGCTGCGAGAGGTTATGTATGGAAGAAGCTTGACTTGTCCCAGCCTAAAGAATTTGAAGGTAATTGGGACTTTTACGACATCTACTATACCTCACAGGCACACTTTAAAGGCTTTGAAAACCAAGCAGCGCCGATAATTCTATGTCACCACTCAAGAGGCGAGCTTGCAGGCCGAGATTCGTGGCATAATAATCGTCAAGCCTTCCAAAAAATGACTAGATTGCCTCTTACCTTAAAGTAAAGTCAATTTTTTCACTAAAAGTCGAGTAATCGACCATATTTTTGTCTTTCATCATCGACAATAGGCGTTTTGCAAGAGAAATTCCAGCTTTATGATCACTTGGGTAGTGCAATCCAGCCATTACGCGCCCAAATCCACACTCTTCAGCAGCTAAAATCAAGTTGTGTCGGTGCTCTGGGTATCTTTCAGCGTAAATTTCTGCAATTAGTCGTGATTGACAAGAGTGTCCGCTGGGATACGCTGGAGTTTTAGCCGTCTTAGACTTGAAGACCTTGAATTTTACAGCAAATTTGTCTCCAAGCTGGAATGGGCGAGGTCTTTTAAACGCATATTTTTGCTGTAAGACATATTCAGACGATTCTAGGATCACTTTTTCAATATAATCATTATCGTATTGCAATCCAAACACATCCATGTATACTTTTATCGCATAAGCGGGGTCGTTGTCATGCTTCTCGACGCTATTTTTCATGAACTCGTCCATACGCCCTGTAGCGGCCTGTATGATCAAAAGCTCTTTAGCCGTCTCCAAAGATGAGTTCTTAGGAAAATCTCTCATACAGATGTGTTTAGCGCCCTCTCGAAAGATCTTATTCGTGAAAGTGATCTTAGGAGTTTTCTTGGGGAAATGAATATCATCTATCGGGTCCATGATAACCTCTCAAGTTTTTGCCTAGTTTGCGTTTTGTCTCGTAACGCCTCAACTTTATAATAGCAATCCTACGCTCTCTAAGCTTTCTTGAAAATTTACTTCCTCGATTGCTAAAGAACCTTTTCATCGAGAGCGACCGCCCCCTCCCTTCTTTTTGCCTCAGCCATATTGGCGAGTAGTATGAGTCGTAGTATTAAGCATGGACTAGAGATAGGTTTAGATCAGGAGCCAAGTTTTGTTTAATGTAGTTGGCTACTTGCATGATTATTTCGTTGGCAGTGTCGATGTTGTTGATGTGCGCTCCACTTCTTACAAAGATAGGAAACACAATTCCATAGAACTGTTGATTAATTTCGGGATCTAAAATATTCCCTGAAGAATCCTTTCTGGCTAGTCTTTTAATTTGACCGATGATTGCAGTTTGGACTAAACCTCGTCCGTTACTCATAGAACCTGCACTCAATGCTAGATCTACAGTAAAATCTTGTTCTGTTCTATAAGCACTGTTATATGTGGCATCATACTCAATATCAGCCTGAACCACACAATTAAGAGTAACTAGTAAACGGTTGTGAGTTGTGCTGGTATCATAATCAGTTGAAATAGTAACACCTGACACGGTGTTTTGATCGTAGTAACTTCCAGTAGGTACGATGTAGTTTTGCCTCTCTACACTGAAGTTAAAATGTTGTTGAAAGGTGTACCAATCACCAGTCGCGCTACCGCCTACTGAGGAGGGCGCTACGGAGATGCCTCCGTTGTTAATGAATGAGTCTGAAGGTAGTCTTTGTGCCATTGTAATAAGCTCCTATTTTATTTAGGTTATAATGATAGATTAAAATTATGGATATCCATAATTTCTTGAGTAAAGGGTGATCCAGTTGATTTGTATACATCGGTGCGCCCTAAACTCATCAACTCCTTTTCTCTATTTGTTCGGTAGTTATAGGCATCGAAGTTAGATGGGTCTGCAAGATGAGGTTCTTCGTAGCAGAATTCATTAGCATTTTCACAACCAATAGCCTCCACATCAGCATAAAATTGTTTATTAGCTTCCCTTATGCATTTGTTTATCTCTTGTATTCTAGTAGAACCCCAATTAAGAGAATCAAACCAACCCCATCGGCCAAGACATTTAGAAACTTTGCACCCAAGCGATGAGTCAAAACAACTCTTTAGCCTAAAGTTTAAAAACCCTATATTTGGCAGGTTGGTTCGTGTGTTGAAATGCGTTTCTGTGCTTACATACCCCCCACTGTTGGAGCACTCACCTCCACAATATACTCTCGAAAAAAGACTACCTGTAAAGTAAAATTCAAGAAGTCCAGTAGTAGGGTTAAGTCGTCCGTTATTAATAGTTTGATTATCATCAGACTTCACTAGATTAAAATCATTTTCGTAGTATCGCCGTATCTTTGTTCGGTCAGGATCGTCAGCAACATCCTCACACCCTTCAAATGTGATTGTTTTAGAAAAGGTTTTAAACAAAGGAACCCTTCCTGTTACAGGATCGACCTTAATGGTAAAACTATATTGATGTAAGGCGTCAACCACACATTGATAATCTTTTTCGCTCATAATAGACCTCTAAAATATATAGCAAACAATTGACCCGCGCCTAGAACAAAATCTAAACACGGGTCAAAGTTTCGCCAAAAAATTTTTACATGAGGTCTACTTCTTGCATACCCTTGGCGCGGGGCACCTTAAGAGTTAACATACCGTTCTCATACCCTGTCTCAGCTTTGGTAGGATCAAACCCTTCGTCCACCGCCAACACGAAATCAACATCCTTAGAACTGATCCCATGATGTACAAACTTGATTTCAGGTTCTTTCTCACCTTTAGCTGAGATGCGAAGCTGGTTCCCAACTGCTCTCACTTTAATCGCATCCTTTGTGTATCCAGCCAGTGCAAACCTGATCCAAAGAAACTTTCCATCTTGGTCAAACCACACATCGGAGTGAGGATAGCTGGGCATGTTCGCAAGTTTCTGACGAGGCTGGGAGTTTACTGAATCCCACACAAGCCCATTCCAATTACTTAACGCCGTATCAAAACGGTTCCAAATCGAGTCAAAGCTCGTCCAATAAAAACTATTTGTCATTTTCTTTTCTCCTTTCTTTATGACAAGGGTGAGGAGTCCCAAACGGCAACTCCATGTTATTATATACTAGTTCGGAATTTTATTTTTTCAGGAGTCCCATTTTTTTCGGTAGGAGTCCCTTAAAAAAGATTTGATGTTCCATATGTGTAGCCCCCCGGAGTGGAACAGGAGTCCCTAAAGTGCGAAATTTTCCTGTGGCCCCGCCGATCCTAAGTCCTTATGTAGCAAGGGTTTACGCGCCCCACTTTTCTCACAATTTCTAAGGCCAGACCCTTGACCTAGCCGATATATTAGCTATAATGAGTAGCATGAAGCACATTGAGCAGTTCATGGCAGCCGCCAACAAGTACGCCTCCCTCTACATCCAGAAGCCTCACATTGTGGCCTTCATGGAGAAGGAGGACCTTCTCTCTGAGGCATACATCGCTCTGGACAAGGGCCACCACGCATACGAGGATGGGCATGGCGCTCAGTACGCCTCCTATATGATCCAGCGTATCAAGTGGCGCATGATGGAGCTTGACCGTGAGTGTGCCCAGCGTATGCTCAAGACGGGCTTCATTCGTTCCCTTGATGCTCTCACCGAAGAGGATCGTGGTGATACTTGGCACCCCTCCTATACTGATAGTGATACCCTCTCTGATAACGAAGAGGTCACTGCTATGTTCCGCAATCTGAATGATCGCCAGCGTGATATTATTACTCGCCGTTTGAATGGTGAAACTCTGCAACATATCGCTGGACTATATAACCTTAGCCGTGAGCGTATTCGCCAGATCGAAGCGCAAGCTATGGAGATTATGAAATGAACCGTCACGAACTAAACCTTGCCAAGCGTCGGAATCACCTAGCCAATAGGGAGTTCGCACGCAGGGCTCACACTATCACCAGCAAGAAGAAAGCTAACAACAAGAAAGCCTGTAGAGGATGGCGTTATGATGGATAAGGTATATTGTCTTTGGCGTGAGGTTAGGTACGAAGGTAAGGATCTGATCGGTCTGTATAAGGACCAGCAGAGTGCTATTGCTTCGGCTAAGGCATATGTAGAAGAAAGCTACAAGGATTGGGAGGTTGATATCCATGCTCCCTATCCATGCTGGACTGATGGATGGGATACGGACCTTTGGGTTATGGATGAGCTTGTGAAGTGATGCGCTATACTCTACAAGTTCCTCCTGATGCGAAGGACATAAACAATCGTCCGCAATACTATTATGCTAATAGTTTAGTGAGTCTATTATGGACTATACTAAAGCATAGATGGTGGCACTTTAGAAGAGGCGATGGTTGGCAGGACTAAGCCTGTCATTTTGGCAGGCGGGGGCCGCGCCGCTCGTAAGTCCTTATGTAGCAAGGGTTTACGACGATTCGCTTTTTCTGCTTTTGTCCTTGTATTTCTAGCCTTGCCCCCTATAATAGGTGCATGAGCTACGAACAAGACCTCGACATCGCCTGCGATTGCTGCGGTGACGCCTTCCTGCCTTGGCAGTTGAACGCTGACCTGTACGCTAACTCCCTGCTCTGCGAGTCCTGTGCTGATGCCCTTGAGTTCGAGGCAGAGTTCTCTGCCCGCAAGGATTTCGACATGGGCGCTTGACGATTAGCCTCTAACATACTACAATATACACATGAAGATCAACTCTCGCTACAACACCGTCCCCACCTTCGT